GATACATTACAAGTTCCTAGTTTTTTAGAAATAATAAAGCGTATTAGAATTAATAAAATAACATATAATTTATGTAAATTTAATATGCATATTGAGTTTCAAAATGATTGTTTAAAATTTTCTGAATGTTTAACACTTAAAGAAAATCACAGTAGTTATAAATATGATTACGATATTGAAAAAAGTTTCTTAAAAGAAAAAATTACTAATAGGGTATTTGGTGATTCGGATATTAAAAACATAAAAATCGCAAAATTAGTTAAAAAATACTATACAGATAATAATATTAACAATAATTATGTAAATCCAAATATCGGTGAATCATATGCTATAGTTAGACATGAAATAAAAGAAAATAAAATGCCTTATCATATTGCATATGTTTTTAGTAAAGATGGTAATTCTAACATTACCGTTGAAGGTGATGCAGGAAGTAGTTATTTATCTATACCTAAATTTTGCATTTATGATGTAAAACAACGTAGAGGGTTAGGAAATAAGAATGAAACATTTCACGAATATTATACTACATATTTTAAACCATGTACAACAATGGTTTTGTTATATAAAAATTAAATATGATTTTTTATTTTTATTTTAAAATAAAAAACCAAAATGTATATTAAATTTAAAAATTTTAGATGTTATGATGAAAAAACATTTGAATTTGATGATATTGGTATGTGTTTAATATCCGCGCCATCTGGACAAGGTAAAAGTACTATATTAATGGGAATTAACTTTGCGCTATATGGTTCTAGTGTAAAAGACAAAGTTATTAAACACGGTGAAAAAACATGTTTGGTTGAATTTATGTTTCAAGGTATGAAAATCACAAGAACTCGTAAACCTACTAGATTAATCGTGAATGATATATACGAAGATGATGCGGCACAAAGTATTATTAATGAAAAATTCGGAAGTACTTTTCATATTACTGGATATATCTCGCAAAATCAAAGAGATTCATTTATAATTATGAATTCAAACGAGAAAATACAATTTCTTGAAAAATACGCATTCAATAATGTTAATTTATCTGAAATTAAAGAAAGATGCAAAAATATAATTAAAAAAAGGAAAGATGAATTGAATAAAACATTAACACAAATAGAAAGCACTAATGAGTTTATTAAAGATTTAAAAGTCCCCGAAGAAATTAAATTCCCTCTACCAGGTAAAAATCGCGATCTTTTAATATCGAACGAGGAAAAAAGATACAAAAACTGTGAGATACGCATTAAAAAACATAAACGACTTTTAAATGATACACAAAAAGAATTGAACGATCTTGAAATTTTCTTAACATATAGTAAAAGTAAAGATGAAAATATAGAAAATTTAATATCAAAACTAAATAATCTATCATTAGAAGATTATAGTGATTACGTTGGTGATGAAATTTTTGAAGAATATCAAAATAGACTTGTTAATATATTAAATCGAAAAGAATTAATTTATCTTGAGAATACACTTCAAACCGATAAAGAAAAATTGGAACGAAGAAAACAAAAAGAATTAATTGAGAACGCTGAAAAGATAAACAAGATTGAAAATGAATTATGGAAAAATTATTCAAAGGAAGAAACTATTGAAAATATAAATGATCTTAAAAATACTTTGAAAGATGCTAGACAAATATCCTTTTATAAAACACAATTACAAGATGTGAATGAAGAAGTTGAGCTAGATATAGAAGAATTAGAAAATTTTATAAAAGAAAACAATGAACAAAAGGATTTATATGATAAATTGAAAAAACAAGGAATAGTATATAATTGTCCTTCGTGTTCTGAAAAATTACATTTTATAAATGATAATCTATGTGTTAGTAATATCGTCGTCCCTGATGATATTGACATAAATGATGTTAAGAAGAAAATAAATTTATTAACTTCTAAAATTAAAACTTTGGAACAACGTATATCATCTACTAAAAACAAAATAGAACATAATAAAAAGATAAATAAACAAATAAATGATATAGTTGAACAATATGAAGAAGAACTAATCGAAGAAAACCTTAAGGAAGATTTAGATGTTATGGAAAACTATTATAAATATAATATGAGACAAGATAAAGAAATCATTGAATTAAGGAAATCTAAATTTTCATCAAATATCATCGACGACGAGAAAGATATAATATCTCAAGAATTACACATTAAACAACTTAAAGAAAAATGTGGTGAAAGAGAAGATACTGATAATATTACCGAAGATGAATTAAGAGAGATGATTAAGATTGAACAAAATAAAAAAGATGCTATCATAAGATTAAATAATATGAAAAACAGTATTGAAAAAGAGAAAAGTGAACAATACATGCAAATAGAAAATAAAAAAGATGACTATATAGCAAAGTATAAAGAAATAAGAACATCTGAGGAATTATTAAAAATAATAAATGAGATAAATAATTCAATATCTGAAGAAGAAAATAATAAAGAGACACATTTTAATAATCTACAAGAGATTAAAGAATATCTTAGATATATAGAAGATAAAAAAGTATATGATAAATATATAAATACTTTATCTGAATTGAAAGAAAAAGAAATTGAAGATAATAAAAAATATGTTGCATCTGTATTACTTAGAGATAAAATATTAGAATCTGAATCTATAGCAATGATGAACATTATTGATTCTATTAACACACATGCACAGTTATATCTTGAACATTTTTTTCCTGAGAATCCTATGACTATATATTTAAGAACATTTAAAGAAGATTCCAAGAAGAATGATAAACCACAAATTAACTTTGAGATATTCTATAAAAATATGGAATGTGATTTAAATAATTTATCCGGTGGTGAGATTTCTAGAGTTGTATTAGCTTTTACACTTGCATTATCTGATATGTTTAATACACCGATTCTCATGTTGGATGAATGCACTGCGAGTTTAGATCAAGAATCATCTGAGATTGTGTTTAATACAATTAAAGAAAATTTTAGGAATAAACCAGTATTAATAATTGCACATCAAGTTTCTCATGGTGTTTTTGATAAAGTTATTAATATATAATTTTATTATTTTTTTTATATTATTATAATATAAAAATATGTATAGGTTTAAACGTTCAAGTTCATCAAGTTCTTCTAATAAAAGAAGAAAAAAAAGGAATAAATCGAAATCTCCTAAAAAACGTGAACGTTCACGCTCACTATCTAGGTCTAGGTCTCGATCATCTGCTGTAATTATATCTAGTACTAGTGTTCCTAGTAGAAATTTATATATATCTAAGAAAAATCTGAAAAATATATATAATAACAAATTAACCTTGGATTATGAAGTCTGTGGGTTTATAGAAAAACATAAATTGAATTCTTTAAAAGTGAATCAAAAAGAAAATATATCAACAGATACTGTTCGTAGGAATTGTCAAACACGTGGGTATAGTCAAGTTATATATCATACACATCCTAATACTTCTAAATTTTACCCATCTGTTGAGGATATAATGAAACTAGTAAAAGTAAAAAATAAAAAGATAATGTGTTCTATAATATTTACAAAATATGGTATATGGGAAATTATAAGAAAAAATTTTGAAGAATGTATAGACGAAAAAAATGATGATGATGAAGAAGAATTAAGAAAAATATTAAATAATATATATCATGAAAATGAAAATGGTAGAAAAATAAAAAATTTAAAAGGTATATATGAAAGTATTGAACTTATAAAAGAAATCATTGATATAGATATTCATTTTACTTTATGGACAAATTCAAATTATATTTTACACTTTCAAGATTTTTAAAAAAATATTTTTTTTTATTTACATATATAAAAATCTACAATGTTAAAGAAATCAAGGAAAACAAGGAAAACAAGGAAAACAAGGAAAACAAGGAAATCAAGGAAAACAAGGAAAACAAGGAAAACAAGGAAATCAAGTAAATTAGATGGAAGTTTAAATTATGCTAAAGAAAAAGATAAAATTATTTTATATTGTTCTAAAATCAAGAATGAACCAAGATTAGTTATGAATTTAGTAGAAAGTATACAATTACAAGAATTTGATATAGAAGAAGTATTTGAACTACTTGAAATATTTAAAAAAATCATACAAAATAAACTTTTTGATGATTATGTAAATAAAACAAAAGAAAAACTATTACGTAATAAAATCCCAGAATATTATATTAATGATAAATTAAAATTTCAGAGTGATTTATTTGAATATTTGAAACGTGGTTATATAAAAGGTATATTAGAACATGTTGATTATAGTCTAAGATTAGAAGATCCTTATTACATAGAATCTTGTTTATTTTATATTTCTAATGAATTTTTAAAGTCTGATATTTTGGGTTATTCAGGAGAATATATGAATTTATTATTAACAAGTATTAAAAAAATTATAGATTCAGGTAGGATTAACGAAGTAATTATAAAGAGGACTATAGAAGGTCTAGTCTTATCGATAATATTTATAAAAAATACGGGAAAAAATAAAGATATGATGAAGACATTAATTGCAATATTTATGAAAATATTTAATGAATATGTAAAATATATAGACCCTGCACAATTAAAACAATTAACTGATTTAAAATCAAATATATAATTTCAACATATATATTAAAATGGACTTAATACTTATTATCATCGAAATAGTATATTTAATATATATGTTTTTTATTTTTAAGACTGAATATAGTTTTAATTCTGCAATGTTTGAAAAAGAAACTGAAAAATTGGGTTCTTTATTTGTTCATAATACAGAAAATAAAATATGTGTCTTTGGAAAATTTATGGCGGTTGTGTCAATTATTTTAGCATTACTTCGTTTTCAATTATTAAAACAAAATCCTGATAGTTATGAAATAATATTATACATTTCTATTATATATTACATTGTATGTATAATATTAGCATTATTAATGAATTTAAATGCATTTGTTTATATAATACCATTGATAATAATGGAAACTATACAATTTCAGCAAGTTTAGCAAAGTTTTTACTTATCTCATGTATCATTATAGAATTATCAAATAGAATCTTATCAATTTTTAAAGTAATGTTGTCATATTTACTTCTTGTTAGTAAAATATTATTAATAGTTTCTTTTTTAATTTTATTAATTTTACTTAACTCTTCCTCGTATTTATTTAAAATATGAGAACGTTTAATATCATCTTGTAATCCTCTTATACCATATTCTGTATTCGTATATTTTATTTCATTAATTTTATTTAGATATTTTTGTTCAGACTCATTTAATGTTTCTAATAATTTCTCGAATTCTTTAATATATAAAATATAAGTTTCCTTTTTATTGTAAACAATGTCTGAATATTGTATAATCGCAACTCGCTGTTCTAACATTTCATTCAAAATTTTCGAATGTTTTAATTGATTCTGATTCAAGAGACGATATATACCATCTTTTATTGATTTTATATCACATGATATATCTGTATCTAATTTTGTGTATAGTGTTTTTAAGTCAATGTAGATATATAATTTCCTTTCACTAGTTGATGGGAAATGTTTAATTATAAAACAATCAAGTTCATCATCTTTTGTAATCGAACATAAATAATTTTTATAAAATATAGATAATTTATATTTTATATTTTTTACACAAAACATAAATCTACTCAATTGTCTAAATATATCTTTTATATTATCTCTATCTTCCTTACTTAAATCTTTTAATGTTAGTTCACGATCATAGTTTTCTTTTAATTGTTGTTCTAAATCATCTACTTTCTCATTATTTAAATCTACATTCAGTTCATTGTAAAAATCCTCTACTTCGACTTTATCAGGTTCAGCAGCATAATTAGAAGCTATTGTTTCTTCAGCTTTCATCTCCATATATTGCATTTCATATATATTTTCTCTATCTCTTACTACCAATTCATAACGACTTGATACATATAACATAAATGAATCTGCATTTTGAATTGAATATACTTCCAAGTATATACAATACTCTTCTAATGTATAAAAATTTTTGATAATGAAACCTTTTGATGCTAACATATTCTCCAATTTTGATATAGATAATGTCATTTTTGTTATAATTATTTTGATTTTTTATATTAAATTTAAAAAGTCAATACACATTTAAA